CCGGATGAGATTGCGGTGTCGGAGGAAGCGGCCAGCGCGCCGGTGATACACCTGCGAAGGCAGGCGGCGCTGCTGGGGAACCACACGCACAACATCGTCGAGGCGGAGGTGGAGACCGCGGCCTTCGGTGGCGAGTTCGTCAGCGTGCTCAAGCTGGTCGCGCCTTGTCTGGATGGAGTTCGGCACGAATTGATGCGTGTGACACACGGCGTCGAGTGCTATCCGGCGGTTGTGAGATTTCCACAGCCGGGTCGCCCGAATGTGACTGCGCTCGACGAGGATGAGTTCCTCAATGTGCTCGCCGGCGTATTGACCTCCGACGCGACGACGAAGGCCGTGGCGGTGCTGATGGAGATGAGCGGTGCCGATGAAGAAACTATGGAACGGGAGAGATGACATGAGTAATGTAGAAGAATCCACCATATCAAGCGTGAGCACGACAATACTCCAGGGAGATGCGTGCAACGGCAATATTGGCATTCACAGTGCCGGCACACCGGTGGGCTTCAGTGTATCGCCAGCCCCGGCACTCACACTCTACTTCGCATCCAATGCAAGGTCTGCCGACACAGTGACGCTATTCCTCGTGAGCCGAGCAGCAGTCGAGCAGTTCGGGGCTATATTGCGGGCTGGCGGGTTGGCTGAGGTCACTCATACGCCAAGCCGCAATGAGTGGCGTTCTGGAGATGGCGACTGATGATCCTCACGCTCGTCGTGCTGGCATACCTGGCACTCGCCTTCGCGGTGTGGTGCTGTCTCGTGGTCGGGAGGGCGGCGGATGAGGAGGCCCCCCCGATGAAAGCCCGCACCGTCTGGGCAACTGGCATTTGGGCCTGGACAGGTTTTGCAAGGATAGCACACGCTCGCTTCGCTGATAATGAGGATTATGATGCTTGGATTGGCTGGGCGGACGATACGCATTTCTGGGAGATTCGGTGGCTAGGGATACCCATTGCTGAGTCAAAGCCATTCTTCCGGATGTCGCTTTCAAGTGCGAAAGAAGCTGTAGAACATACATGGCAAGCACTTGAAAAGGGAGTCGCCCAATGAAACGCCGCACCGTCTGGACGGTCCTCTGGATATGCTGTCTGGTAAGCGTCAACCTGTTCTTCGCGGTTGCGATCTTCGGCTCGCTCGCCTACGCGGCGGTGGTCATGGGATACTGGTATGCGGATGGATTTATCTACGACTGAGAAAGGGGATGCTGGAAATGGGACTTCTGGATTGGCTGAGGCACACATTCGCAAACCCGCTTGACCCTTCCCACATGGAACCGTGCAGGCACTGTCATCGCTGGACGCTCAAGTGCAATGACCTGTGCGGTGGGTGCGGCCACGCAAAGACTGAAAGGCCGCCGCCCGGCAAGCTGCTCTTGCCGCCGGCGGGCTGGCGCAGGTTGACCTCTGCAGAAAGCGCAATGCTCGACAGGGATGAGGCGCGGATGCTTGCTGAATTGAAGGAAATACGCCGGAACGAACCTGTGAAATGGTGGGTGCAGGCGCAATGACCGCCCCGAACTTCTTGCCGAGCCGAACGCAGGAGGAACTTCAGCAGGACGTGCGCGACATCGGGAAGGCGCTTGACCGTTGGAACAAGATGCGCCAATCCATTCCTGTGTTTGCGAAGGCCATTCGCCAACTTTGCCGCGCATTCACGGAGATGTGCCGGTCGCCAGAGTTTCAGAAAGTGATGGCAGATGCGGCTGCTGGGGAGCAGGCATAGACTGGACGATTGAGTTCGATAACGAGACGGACTAAGGAGATGGTGAAATGAGTTGGGAATGGAAGTCTGTGGACCCACCAGAAGTACTTGTCGCATATGTGTACTTTGAACAGAAGGCTGAGCCCGCCTACTGTGACGCCATAGCCTATCGCAAGGCGGAGATTTATGAGCGGGAAGGGCGAGTTCAACTGCGATGGCAGCTTCTGGAATACAGGAGCAACGAGATGGACGGCACCACCCACTTCGTCGTGTCGACGTTGGCCGGCGACTGGGTTGTGGGCATGGATGATGCCCGCGTTGCTTGCGAAGAAGCCTACGCTCTCCTGCTGAAAGAGCGAGGCCCGCTCCATGGCGAGGAACCAGAACATCCGCTGGATGGACGGATTGGATGGGGGTGGGCTGACGATGGCGCGAATGACACCTCGCCAGCTTGAGAAGCTCGTGGCCGAATGGCAGCACCGCCTCCGGCTCGACGATTGGGACATCGAACTCGTCACGATTGCCGCGGCGACTACCGACTACGTTGACAACAAGGCCGGCCAGTGCTATACACGGAGTAATTCGCGGAACGCGAGGATCGTAGTAGCTACCGATGGGGATGACCCAGAACACACCATCGTGCATGAACTGCTGCACGTCGCGCTGCATGAATGCGTGGAGGCGCAGTGGCGGGCGACCGCGCAGTTGGGAGAGCAGGCGAAGCAGGTCTGCCGAGACGAATATGATGGCGCAGACGAAATGGCCGTGCAGCGTTTGACAACGGCTCTGGTGCAAGCGCACCGGGGCGAAAACTGAGAAAGGGGCAGAAACATGAGCAAGCCAGACTGGACGTTGATGCGGGCGGAAGAAGTTGACCGTACTGTCGAGACCATCTTTGAGGAGGTCGTGGCCGCGTCTCACGGCGAAGTCGGCGAGTACAATATCGTCGTGCTGTTCAAGCCGAAGACCTGGAGCAAGGGCGGGAAGGTCGTTCCGGGCAAGGCGGCACTCTGCGGCGCACAGGAGAAGCTGCTCAGTGACGTGGACGGCGTTATCACACTCGCGTGGGACTGGTGGGATGAGACGGCGACGCGAGAGCAGAAGGTCGCGCTGCTCGACCACGAGTTGAGCCACTTCGCCGTCGAGTTCGACGATGAGACCGGCGAGGCGACGCTGACTATCGTGGGGCATGATGTCGAGGAGTTCCTCGGCGTGTGGGAGCGGCATGGCGCGTGGACTGTCGATCTGGAGCAGGCGGAGGCGCAGTTGCGGCTGCCGTTTGGGGCTGATGAAGATGGGTCGGCGGAGACTTTCCTGACGACGGCTGATGGCGAAGATGATGATGGAGAGGTGACAATCTCTGGCCTCGGTCGCACCGTGACGTTGGGCCGAGGGGTTCGAGGCACAGCAGCGGTGGCCGAGCAGGCCAGCAGAACAACGAAGGTAACGATCCCGAAGGAGGCCCTGCCGCATATCAAGGACGCAAGCGAACGCCTCAAAGCAGTAGGCCAGTAGCTGAGGAGGCCTCATGCCGCGACTGACTGACTTCCAGCGCATGATGAAGAACTTGGACAGCTTCGATAGCACGGCACCCGCCGATGAGATCGAGACTGACCCCGTGGCGTGGATACGCAAGACCGGCGGAAAGATAGAGACAAAAACCAAAGGCCTTGTCCCGTTCGACCCGTTCCCGTTTCAGGAGCAGATAATGCGGGCTGTTGCGGCGGGCGAGGCTTACGTGATTCCCAAGAGCAGGCAGCTTGGCGTCTCGACCGCAATCGTGGCCGCCGACGCGCATGGGTTGCTATACCGGCACTCAGCAACCGGCGTACCACAGCACTGCCATTTCGTCGCCAACACTGAGACGGTGGCCGTGCAGCGCCTGCTCAAAATCGCCAAGACGATCCTGACCACGGCAGACCTCCCCGACTGGCAGCGTGAGAACCTCAGCGGTATCGACCCCAAGACGAACAACGAGGAGATTCGGTACTACACCTCAACCGCACAGAACTACATCCGCGCGCACTCAAGCAGCCCCAACGTGGCGCGGAGTTTCGACGCCAATGCAGCGCTCATCGAAGAGGTTGCGGCGATGGCGTATGCTGATGAGATTTGGAAATCGCTGGCCTCGATACTCGCCGACGTTCCCAATACTCCGATATTCATTGTAAGCACATACGCTGGCGACGGCGACCTCTTCTGCGACCTCGTGGATAACGCGAAGCAGTTCGGCTTGACCTCTATGCCGCTGAACTGGAAGGCACATCCAGGTAGAGACGCGGCATGGAAGAAGCGGTCGCTGAAGCTCTTCGCGGGCCGCGAGAGTGAGTGGGAAGAAGAACACGAACTGAAGCGCATGAAAAGCGGGCAGCGGGCGATTGATGTCAGCCTGGTCGAGAAGTGGGCCAAGTCCGTCAAGCACCTCGGCCCCGATCCCATCATCGGCCACAAGTATGCGAAGGGTGTGGACATCGCCGGCGGCGGTCGCGACGATACCGTGCATCTGGTCGTGGACATCACGGCGAAGCCCGCGCAGGTCATTTGGGAAGGCGTCTATCCACAGCAGGACATTGACGCAAAGGTGCGGATGATCGAGGACTTGGACGTGCGCTTCCCTGGCCCGCTCTTCATTGACGGCACGATGGATGCGGCGATAGTCGAACTTGTCCAAGCAGAGAACAAGACGGCGGTGCGCTTCACCGGTGGGAGCAAGATCAACCCGGACAGAGTGGGGAATGTCAAGTGGTCGAACGCGCCCCGCGAAGTGATGCTGAGTTATACATCTGCCGACCTGGAACAGGGGCAACTTATCGTCCACCCTGAGATATTCCCCGACCTTTTCGTCGCGCTGAAAACGGCGCAGTCGGGGCAGGGCAAGAAGCGAACTGGCAAGAATGTTGACCACCTCGACGCACTGATGCTGGCCGACCTCGCCTTGACACGTGGGAAAAAACGGAATACCATGCCTGTCAAGGCGACGACCATAGAGCCAGACAGTAGGTTGACTGACATGCTCAATACCAAGTGGTGAAGCGCTGGAGGAGACTCAGATGCCAGCACCGTGGCGATACAAGGTAGGCAGCTTCCTCGGCAAGCACTTTCCCATTGCGCCTGAGATGCCTAATGATGATGTCTCCGCAGGCCCCCCGAATATGACGTGGACCGAGTATCAGACGAAGCTCCGCAGCATGAAGAGCGTCCGTGGCCTCGGCTCCACCGACAGGAACGACCGCCCCC